CTTATAATTAATTAAGAAATCATATCGACCAGAGATTGGTGGAGTATCTATTCTAAGTGTTTGTTCAGCTGCTAAAAATAACCCAGCCTTTCTTAGATACTTTTCCATTCGTTGTTCTAACGATGATCCTGTATCGAATATCCTTTGTAATTTAGGATTAACTTCTTGATTTGCTAGTCCTCCATGATAAGCATAGTATAAATACCTATCACACGGATTACCAAGCATTGAAGGATAAAATTTCTGTACCGCTTTCCACGGTCTAGAATACCCTAGAACATCCTCTAGGCTCTTCAAAAACCATCTATCTTGATTTTTTACCCTAGGTTTAGATGCTTTACGAGACTTCTTTTTATTCGATGTCCCTATTGTAAACTGTTTAATGCTACCCATATAGTCTCCTTTATTTCTAAATATATTGTACCTTCCACATGTAGAATGTGATCTATTGTAGGACGTTTCATTAATTCCATATCTCGTTTAACGTCACGTTTACGATAATGCCCATAGACACCATCTGCTTCAATACACATCCGAACTTCAGGAAGATAAAAATCTAGAGTATAGGGGTACGTCTCATACTGTTGATCATAACGTAACCCTAACTCATCTAATATTTGCGCAATAAGATTTTCTTGTGTTGTGTAATCCTTAGGACGCAAGTTCATTTTGCAATTCTTGAAAGAGAAGTTCATTTTCTGTGAACAGTTTACGAACCCCATTCAGTCCCATAGCCTTCTGATCTTTATAAGAATACCACGGACCCGCCTGTGTAATTAATTTCTTCTCTATTCCGTCTCGTATATAACTTTCAGTTACATCTATACCACCCTCTACTCTAAAAGGTACTATAGCTGACTTCCAGTTCTCACCACCTACTTTACTTTTACGCAATCTAACTTCCATATCAAAACCTACATTAGTAGTCCCTTCTTTAATCCAACCACTCCTCCTCACTTGGAGTAAGAAATGGGCAAAGAATGCTTGTGCTAATCCACCGGGCATGTTATCTAATGCTACCGGACCAATACTACTTCTAACTTGGTTAATAGCTACTAAAGCTGAACCATGTTTTAAATTAGGTAGTATTCTAGGTAACGAACTATTTACAAATCGTGCTTGCCAAGCCATCGGATTATAAGAAAAGTCCTCATCATGTACTGCTGTAGGAACTAGTCCTGCAATACTGTCTAAAACTATTACGTCAACCCCTGCCCTCATTAACTCTCGTACTGTATCCATAGCCTCTTCCCCATTAATAGGCTGTGCTACTAACACATCATTAGCATTTATTCCGCATCGTTCTACCCATGCAGAATCCCAAGATAACTCTGTATCAATCCATGCGGTTGTCCCACCATTCTTCTGAGCGTTAGCTACAACCTGAGAAGCCAAGTATGACTTACCCACATTAGTAGGACCATATAAGATTGTCATTCTCTTCTTAGGAATCCCACCACCAGTAAGATTATCCAGAACAGGGATATTGAAAGGAATTCGTCCAAAAGAAAAGTCATCGCTATCCCCCCTTCTTAGATTCATTGTCTTACTATCTAACAACGATTTAATTACATCTTCTGCTGTATTTTTCATTTAACCCTCCTTGCGTTGATGAATAGCCTCTGCCCATGCAAAATACACGGCACAAGCTTGAATAATCTCCTCATACATATGATCATTATCCTTTTCCCAGATGGCTCGTGCCACTTCTCCATTCTCTTCTGTTGCTATAACATTCCAGTATTCATCAGAATGTCCTGATTGATTACCGTACATAGTATCCTGTCTTTCTCTTTCCGCCAGAACTTTCTCTAATACTATTGCTCTGGACATTTCATTTTTAAGAATTCGATCCTGCATCTAATACCCCCTCAATTTTATCATCAACATTTTTCTGAATGTATTCCCATATTTGATTTGCTGTATCTTTAACTTCTGCTAACTGTGCGTCTACAGGAGCCTCTGTATCAATCTGATCAACATTCATATCTATTCTTGCATACTGGTTTGTACTTAGATCGCCTATGCGAAAGGTAAATCCCAAATGCATACTCACTTTTGCCATACTAATCCTCCTTTTCTAATTTATATGTAAAACACTCTCGTTGTAACATTAAGCCTATTATAGCATAACCAGCTAAGTCTTTAAAGGAATCTTCAATAGATTCATGTTTGGGGTCTTTCTCTTTCCACAATAAATGTTTTAAGCGTCCAATCTTATCCCACATGCGGACAATTAAGCCCTGTTCTTTAAAGACTAGTATGTTATCAGGTCCATAGTCTTTATGCTTCTCTATGACCGTCCTAGCCACCTCTAAAGCGATGTTACGACACGCCTGATCAAAGGTTCCATCGGTTCCCATCTTAAAAACCTTTAGTTCCTCTGTCTATCCTTCCCTCTATTTCCCAAGGGATTGAGTCTATTTCACCTTTTAAACTCTTATAATCTTTATATTTTTTATTTAGTTTATAGGTAGCATAGACACCACCAGCTATTCCAGCTACTCCAGCCAATATGGACGTTATAATTCCTATTTTTTTCTTCATCGTATTACTCCCAATCTATAAAATTTTCACATGTCTCTATATATTTATCGACCTTGGCATGTACAAAGTCTTTCTTGGTTGCCCAAGATGGGGTACACTCCTCCATATCTACATAGAGAGGAATCCCTAGACTGTTTTCTTCTAGTAACCCTTTAATTGTCTGTGGTACTTCATCGAGTTCAGAGTTATCTACTTCACAAATGACCTCGTCATGTACTTGTAATAACATTTGACTCTTCTTATCTGCTAGATAATCAGATACTGCAATCATTCTCTCGCTTAGAATATCGGCACTAGTTCCTTGTACTAAGTAATTAACACCTTTATATCCTAACTCAGGATTAATGCGATATAGTCTACCATATCTATTCTTGATCCACCCACGCATCTCAACCATTTTTACAACGGAATTGAAAAACTCTCGTGAACCTTTTAGTCCATCAAAATATTGTTTCTTATAACGTCCAGCTTCTATTGGGGTTGTTCCCAACTGAACTGAAAGTTTGTTACGTCCAATACCATAAATAGTTCCAAACGTAATAGCCTTCGCCATCTGGCGATAGAACTTGAAATCCGAACTTTCTTCGTCTACTCCAAAAGCTAACTTCGCAGCCTCCCCATGAAAGTCTACATTAGACTGTTCTAATAATTGATCGATCTCAGCATTCTGCAAGTAGCTAAGAAAAACTCTAACTTCCATTTGAGAATAGTCAAAACCAACCAATGTTGTATTAGGACGTGGTATAAACAAACGGCGTATTGCTATTTGTGTTGTATCCTCTTCATCATAATACTCATCTCCTAGATATCCCCACGTTTGAATAGTAGCATCTGATAATTCAGTTTCTATAGTGCCACCTTTCGATGCGACTAAAGCTGCTACCTTAGTTCGGACAGCTTGTAATTTATCGTTTGACAATTCTTCATTAGACAATCTAAAATAATTTCTTGGTATATTCTGTAGGTTAGGTTCTCGTGATGAAAGCCTACCAGTTAACGTACCCCAATTACAAAACGATGTTCGCATAATAGGTGTTTCTAGATATGGTTCTATATAAGTAGACCTTAATTTCTCTAGAGTCCTATACTGTCTAACTAATCCTGCTAATGGGTGATTGATCTGAATCAATGCTGCCTCACCCCACGACTGCTTTCCTTTTGGAGTCATAACTGGTGAGTATATCCCTTGATCATTAAATACATCACAAAGCTGTGCTGTACTATTAATATTAAATTCACCTACACTAGCAAAAATCTGTTTCTCAATTTCCTGTTTACGTTGTTCTATCTTATCCATAGATTCAGAAGCGTAATTATTATCTATCGCCACGCCTCGTCCTTCCATTTCAAAAAGTACCTTAGTTAATTTCTTTTCCATTCCAAAGATTTCTTTTTGATTAGATTCAGTAATCTGTTTCATACGATCCGCATATAAACGTCTCGTCCATTCTACGTCTTTAACACAATAAGGACCTAATACACTCGGTGGTGCTAACGAAAAGTCTTTATGCCATTTGTTTTTACGTAATTCTTTTTTAGTTGTTATGTCATACTCAGCCGCTGTATCACCATAGGCTCGTTTAATTGTATGTGTCAACCCTAAATCTTTTACTGATGCGGGTTCTGTTAGACGTACCATAACTAATACGTCAATTAAATCAATGTTAGTAACGTCTAAACCCTCCTGCGCTAAGAAATGCAAATCAAACTTAACGTTAAAGCCTATTAAAGTCTTTCGTAAATTCATTGCCGTCATTAATTCTTCTAACGCCGCAGGGGGTAGATTTGTTCCCTGTTGATGTCTAACAGGAAAATAATATGCGTAGTCTTCTATTGCGACTCCAATGCCACATATTTGATTCATACCAAAATAATCTAATCCATTTGTCTCAACGTCTACTATCCACGTATCTGAATAACGTAGTTGCGCTAATACATCTGCAAAATCTGTTGTGTTATCTACTATCATGTTTTCTCCTTTCGGCTTTCAGGTATAGCCTGTCAGCAAGCCTTGCCACCGGAGGTAAAATCTCTCTAAACCTTCCCGGTATCTTGTCTGAGCGTACTAATGTTAGCTAAACAAATTCTCTTTGTCGCTAGTTGCTGTTAAGCTAACCACCTCCGTCCCATTAGTATTCTGGGTGTCGCCTCCATATCGCTCCTTGAAGTAACCTTTAATAGTTGGCAATTCGTCAATCTCCCCCAACTTGTCTTCAGGAACGTCTGACTCACGGGCTGTAGCCGTTAAAGTATATGAAGTATCATACATACCAGTACCAGTACGTTTAATTCTAACTACACCCTTATTTAAGGCTCCCCAATCATTATATACATCTACCAACTGGTTCCATATATAATTAGACCTACCAAAAGTAAGAGCAATAACCCTGAAGTCATTAACTTCTTCCTTAAAAAGTTTGCGTCCTTGCGGACCTGAGATTTCCATCCAATTTTCATTACGCCTTTCTGGGTGTAATATTTCATGGACATATGCCCAAAATGCAAACTTGTGTGAAGGTCTGACATTTTCAGGTACATCACTCGTATCAATATCATCATCTGATAGTTTATTAGTCCAACGATCATTCACCCTGTATGTATACATGTAAATTTCGTCAAACCGATCATCTCCCTCTTCTCCTGTGGATACTGGAGTTAGGAATGCTTGATCCCCATCTCTAAACCAGATTTCCCTACCGGGAGTTCCAGTTCCTGCCCCTGTTTGTGTTCGTTCTTGTTTTTGCGCTATTCTATTTATACCGCCCATAATAAAATCCTCCTTTTTACCAAAATGTTCTTGTGTCTATTATGTGTTGCAATTCGTCTATATTTCGTACATCTTGTACATCTTTATATTCTTTCGGCAACTGAATGTATGTTATCACAAATCTCTTTGAAATGCAAGCATTAATTTTTTCGCTCCCTAATTTTCCAGCTTCATCATTATCTAAACATATTACTAATTCATCTGTAGGCAAATTTACTAAAAGTTCCTCTTGAATACTAGACATATGTGCGCCTAGTAAAGCTACAGAGTTAAACCCATTTTGATTTAACCATATTGTATCAAGAGTTCCTTCAGTAATACATACGAAATTACACTTCTTAATTTTATGCCCACCAAATAATACCTTAGACTTCTTTAAGCCTTTAGAATATAAGTATTTTGGGTCCCGATTTATCTGTCTCGTAACCCATCCTACAGGTTCACCATCTAAATTGTGAATAGGAATGACTAGATTTCTATATTCATCTATGCCACATCCCCAATCTAACAACGCATCTTTTGTGAACCCCCTATCAAATATCCAATTGGGAACAAACCCCGATTGATACGGTACTTCTACCTCAGTTAGAATCTCATCCTCTACTTCATTAGAATCAAATGAGCATAACTCAATCTGAATTCCATTCTTTAAAAGATATTGCTCAACTTCAGATGGAGAACAGTTTAAATACAGTCCTACAAATGATTTTAAGCTACCTTGTCCACAACCTCTAAAGCAAATCCATACACCCTTTTCTATATTAATGGCGCAGGATGCTCTAGCATCATCATGAAATGGACAAAGGATTTGAAACTCATCCCGATCAACCGGAATGTCTATCCCCATATCCAATAGGATATTAGCCCACTCCACTATTTCTTACCTTTACGTAAGAATAGTACTACACCATTAGTATAGCCAGTAGAATCAGTCACCTTACCTCGGCGTATATCACCTACTGTCAATGGAATAGTCTCTGAAGTTGGACCTTTACTTTTACCGCTTTTCACAATGATCTGCTCTTCAGCTTCTAAATGATCATATGTACTTTCTTCTTTAAACCAATCAAAAAATCCCATTCTTTACCTCCCTTTAATATAAGTCATTTGCTACTAATACAGTTTCATGTATCTCACCAGTATCTACACCCCAACTCATTGCGGTTGTAGAGATTGGTAATATCCCATCTCGATACTTTTGAAACTGTACTATTCGTTTATCATCTTCATCTTCAACTAAAGACATTGCCATAGCTACATCTGAAGCCCTAATCAAAGCATCCCCAAAGGCTACCTGATCAGGTCTTGGTGGTGTGTATATATGTGCTGCATCCCTATTTGCCTGTGTAGACACAAAGATAGGAGTGTTTGTTGTCTGGGCTAAGTTCTTCATCCCATAAAAAACAGAATGTGATTGCTCCCACATAGCCTTCCTATTGCCTACTCCGGTGTTTACTAGATAGATACCGTCAATAACAACTAACTCTGGCTTGTGTTTACGAATTAAACCAGCTATGTTCTCTATTGAGATACTAGTGGCTCCTTCGATATGGTCACAAATCAAGAGTTCCTGCTCATGTATGGCATCTAAAAAGTGTTGATATTCGTCTTCATCTATCTCATCCCCCGATCTTATCGCTCTGTGAGACAAATTAAACCCCATCATATTAGCTAACACTACATCAGTCCTTAAACTAATTTGAGATGTGGGCATCTCTGTAGATATTAATAAGGTTTTAAAACCTTTTGCGACTGCTGTAGCTGCTGCATGGACACACATCCATGTCTTCCCAACTGTTGGACGGGCATACACAGAGATTAGTTCTCCCGGTAGCCACCCTATACCAGTTGCATTGACAGACGGAAAACTAGTCGGGACTCCCATAATCCCTTCACCTAATTTTCTGCGCTCCTGTCGTTTTCTCCATTCATCTAATCGTGATCCTGCATTACGTCCATAGCTTGAGATGTCATCATCATGAAGAATCTCTAAATCCTGTAGTCCTGCCATGATTTTACTCATAGCATCCTTAGGTTCTGTATGAATTAAATCTCTATTTGAGTTAATCAGACTAACCATCTTCCTATATAGGATTTGGTTATTAAATGTCTTGAGTGTGTAATCCCAATTTAGAGATGACGCTGATGGATCAAGACTAGGGAAGTTCTCTGTCAGCATTGACTGAGCAGGGAACTCTCCGTAATCATCAAAATAACTTATTAAGAATCTAAAGGCATCACCATGTACAGAAAAATCTACTGAATGTTTATTAAATGTTCGTAGATTTGCTTTTGTATCTAAACCGAATATTACTCCAGATTCTATATAATCAAAACTTTCCATTCTTATCTTTCCTCCCGATACACAGTTCTATTTGCCTCAGTAAAAACTGAGATAGTAATCTCTATATCTTTTATTTCTGCTATTCTTTTCTTTGCTTCTTCTAATGAAGAATATATACCATACTGAATCATGTTTTCATGTTCAGTCACACCGACAATTCTAAATGATTTTTCTTGTGATGTCAAGTTCTTGCGTCCGGTTCGGAACAATCCAAAGTCTTGTTGTCTACCCCCCGGCATTTACTAAATACTCCAAGCGAGTTCTTAATGTATCTTTCACTTTATATGCTGACATTCGCAAATCTTCTGATATTTCCTCCATCGTTAATCCTTCAATTCGTAGAATTATATATTTTCGTTCTTGATCTGTCAAATCTAATGAATCTAATAACTCTGCTAACTCTCTATCTACCTCTACGCTTCCATATGTTAATGACTCAGCAAGCTGATCCAATAATGGTTCATCATCTTCATAATAGGTTGCGTCTAAACTAATTGGGACCTCATGTTTCTGTGCTTTATTAATCAAAGTACGTAAGGTATTTACCATAGCAGTATGTAAATACGTGTGGAATATAACTCCACGATCTTCATCAAACCCATGTGCTGCTTTCATAATCGCTATACGTAGTTCTTGGGCTAAGTCATCCCAATCCATACCTATAACAAACGTATTAGACAGCATACGTACTATCTTAGGCTCCCATTGTTTTATCAACTCATCATTAATTTCCATATCTATTTACCTAAAAATCTTTTTATAGAGGGGATGCGGGCAAGTCCCCCCAAGAATAATCCAAAGAGGACAGTTCCTATCATTAGTAGTACTAAGTTAATCTCGGTATATCTTCCTAGAACTACTAACATAAGGTCCTCAAAAAAGTGTGTACCCGCCACCACACTAGAGATGATCAGCATCCGCATTATTTAACCTCTATTTCTACATTCTGAGGCAATGCAGTAGCCTTTTTAGGTAAAGCAATCGTTAGAATACCCTGCTCGTATGTAGAATTAATCGCAGTTATATCTACCTTAAACTTCTCTTCAATATTAGGAATCTTCCTAGCGAAATTAAAAGAACTAAGTCCTTTATAAAGAACTGTTCCAGTAGCGTCTTCAGAAACTTCCTTGTCTGCTTTAATAACTAAAGCCCCGTCTTCAACCTTTACGGTCATCTGATCTCGTGTAAAACCCGGAACTGCTACTGAAATCTTAAATGATTCATCATATTCAATAATGTCCATTGGGATTATACCCTCTGTAAAACCATTATCAAACACTTTGTTCATTTCAGTAAATACATCTCCTAAAAGTCTTCTACTAACACCATTATTATTACCGAATCTATTATTTACCATTTATATATACCTCCTAAAGTAAATATTACTATCTATATTTCATAGATAATATATAATTTTCTTTTTCTTCTGAGGGAATTCTATCACAATCGGGAGGGTGTGTCAACCCTGTTTCTTCTTCCTTTGTCCCGACAGCTATATGAACAGTAAATATTCGTATATCCTCTTCGATAACTTAGCATTATCTGTCCTCTAAGCCTATAAAACGGTATATGGCAGTAAGAACAGTTAACTTTTATTCTATAGTATTTAAATCGACATCCTGAATCACAAAACTTTCGTATTGTATCCAGTAATGTATTACAGACTAAACAGTATGATACATGTTTAGGTCTTGGTGGTTTATTAATTAGTTCGTCTTCAGAGGCTATTATACGTCTAATACCTCTGGAACCCAACCCCAATCTTTTGCCCATCTCTATGGAGGACATGAACGGGTCTTTTTTACGGAATTTCCGTACCCGTTCTCTTGTAGTAAGTTTACGTCTAGGCATTATCCTGCCTCTAATGCTGCAATCCTAGCCTCTAACTCTTTAATAGCGGCAACTAGATACGGAACAACTGAATCAGGATTAATCGTTTTAATATTTTCTACAAGCATAGTAGCACCGTCTGGTAAAGCTTCTTTAGCAGAATCTACTTTTGGACTGTATTCTCCTGTTTCATATGAGTCGTCACTCAATTGTATTAAATCAGTAGCGGTTGTAGTAATATCATTTGGAAATACTGTAGCATACTCACTTGCTAAATAACCAATATGAGTATCATCAGGTAGTCCTGTAGCGGCTTGATAGGCTGCTGACCATTTATATGTTATTGGATTTAAGGCTTTAATTTTTGCTGTAGCCCCCAATAAAGTAGCGGTATCCGTTTTTAATCGTTCATCAGAAGCGTTTGCCCAATAACTTGAAGCATATGTTTGATATGCTCTATCAGGAGAAGATATTTTTAATGAATAACTAGATGACGTATTTCCACTAATACCTAAAGCACCACGAGCAGGAGTCTCATAAGCGTCCAAATCCAGAACTTGTTTTAAGGCATTTACACCATCTCTTTTTACATAAAAATCCATATAAGATGTGTTCATTGTTATCTTACAGTAGGAACTTGAATTATCTATAATTGATCCATTAAGCAGTAAATCATCGACTGTAACATCTAATGTACTACCATGAGTATGACTTCCACCCCCGCTAGGGGTATCCCATTCTGTTGAATAGGGACTATCTATAGTTCCTGATCCACCACTTATTTTTAGATATTCCCCCGTTGATCCTGTACTAAGAGGAGGTCGCCATATTCCTGTTTGATTAGTAGCACCTGTAATTCCTCCAACCTCTAATAAACGCATTAAGTTAAAACTCATGGCTGTTGTATCAGAAACTGTTTGATGCCAATCTAGATTAGTAAATTCATTAGTACCACCACTATCGACTTGACTAAGCCTCATTCCAATATAAGTACTCTGGCTTTCAGCATTACTTAAACTACTTCCATATTTAAATTGTATGGCTGAAGCACTACTTAAACTACTTGTAACGGCTAATATTTGAACACCATTAGCGTCTAAAACAATCTTTCCTGCTCCTGCCGAAGCTTTACCATCAACTGAAGACAAAGAAAATTGTGTTGTACCACCAGTAAAGTTTGGGAATGATCCTCCTAATCCAGACGCACCTTTAATACCTAAGTTATCTATAACGACAGCAGTACCAGATGTCTGTCCATAAGAAAAGAATTTTGCTCCGTCCCCTGTTCCTATAGGTTGAGATACTCGATTACTTGTATTTAATCCACCATACGCACGACCAGCACCAGTTTTTTCATTTGCAGTAACCGTTCTCTTAGTGCTTCCTTCTGAAATATTATCTAAATTACCACTACCAATAGAACCTAAATCTAAGTCTCCATTAGCAACTAAACCGCCAATAGCATTAGAGGCACTTCCTATAAGTAATTCATTTGTTGTGATAGCATTACTAGCTATTTCATTAGCAGTAATAGTATTAGCAGCTATTCTAGTAGCAGTAATAGAACCCGCCTGTAATGCTTGTGTTGAGATAGCATCAGCTGCAATTGAAATAGCACTTATCGTAGGTTCTTTTGCATTGAACGGTAAGATGGTTGGTGAGTCTCCAGATGTCGAATCTCCGCTACCATCCTCACCTCCAACGGTTACTGTTGCTAATAATACCTTAGTATTACCTATAGCAAGGTTATAATTACTAGTATTTTGTATAGCTTGAGTACCACTAATACCACCAATATACATGTAATGAGTTGTATTAAGGGCTAAATCTGCATCAGATTCATCCGCCGTAATAGTTACTTCATCACCTGATTGGAATCTTACTACGGGATTACCGGACGCTCCATCAGACCATTTAACTCTTCTATGGGAATTAGTACTACCTTTCTCCCATTTAATAGTAGAAATCCACGGTTGTGCTGATGGTTGCATTAAAGCAGATGTAATTGCATCATTAGCAATATGTTGAGTATCAATAGACCCGTCTGCAATTGTAGTGTCAACAGCTATT